AAAGAACGGTTCATTCTTGAAGTTACGCATGATGGTCTGTTGCGATAGTTTTCCAAAAGGGAAGAAGTACGCTTTAGAGTCACCTGCGTTTATGTTGCAGTAAACAAACCCTGCATTTACGTTGGTGTAAGCATAGTAGATTTTTACGGCATCAGGTTTCTTGTCGAACAGATACGGTTCGTTGAACTTGTTGAAGTTCTGTTCTACTGATGTTTTAGGTTTTAAGCCCAATCCTTTGCGGAGGTTGTTTAGTTCGTCGTTGATTTGTTTATCGACGATAGCCGGGTCGAATGAGGGTAACACCAGTAGGTCTTTCTCTTTCTTAACGATAGAGATTCTGTCTTCTGGCTTGTCGAATATCTTGTTAATCTTAAGCATGTTGCTAACGGGAGGCGCAATGTATATCAATCGCGACTCGTCTGCTACGGTCGGATCAATGAGGTACTTAAGCGCTGACTTCGCTTCGTTAAGTTGTAGCTTAGCTTTAATGCCGTCGCGTAAGTTCAGGGATTTTAGATACGACTTAAGCTTCCTTGGGTGGATTGGTTTGTCCAACATGAAGAAGATGTGCGCATTGAAGCTGTCATTCTTCACTTTATACGATGCGCTGTATTGCATGATGTAAGAAGTGTCGGCTAACTCCGGAATGTCTTGGAACAAGTCATCGAATGTTGTTAGGTCTGGAATGCCATCAATATCGAACATAATCCAAGAAGTGTGGAGTGTGTTCGCTGTTGTACCGGCGCGGGACTGCTTTACAAGTGGTGCTTTCAAGCTTCCTTTGAGTAGGGCACAGCCTGTTGCTGCATTAGTTACTAGTGCTGCGTGAAAGTCTTCTAATGTCTCAACAAACTCGGTGTGTGATGTTAATAGCTTTTGGTTTTGGAATGATTTGGTAGTTAGTTGTTTAGTGTCTGGGTCTGTGTTATAGACTTTTGTTAAAGGTTGATCGCCTTTGAGAAAGGTTAGTTGAAGTGGCATAGTCATTCCTTTTGGTTAATAGGAACTTCTACAAAATGATTGCATTGAATTCCCTGTGTGATGTAAGAATATACCTAACAGGTATAATTAAGTCAAACGTATTTGTATTTTTCTTCTGGTTGCACGTAGTATTTTTGCTCTTCTGGTTTATAGTCAATTATAAAACAATGGAACGTAGGGCCGTTATAACGTATTTCTAGTTGCTCTCTAAGGCGGTGTAGTAGTCTAATTGCCGTTTGTATGTCTGCGTTGGTTGTGCTTGAATGTGTTAATCCAGGTCTCCCTAACATTTCCCACATACCTGTTAATGTTTCATCGTCCCAGTCCTCGTTGAACGCTTGCGCGACTAGTGATTCTAGTGATGGTGTTTGTTTAGTAGGCTCTACCATGTGTATTCTTTCTCTCTGAGTTCTCCATTAACAAAGCCCAACGTGTGTGGTATCAGCTGTGACTTCAGTTTATGTTGTCTGTGTTTACGGTTTATGCCACGTAGTTGATTGTTATGTGCGTCTCGTTTCTTGTCTTTTAGTAATACTTTTATTGTTTGTGTTAAGTAGTTAATGCCGTCTTTCGTGTTTGCTTGCGCTACTGCGTTATATGTTAGTCCGTTGTTTTCGTACGTAACTGGTACTTGTGCGTCTTGGTCTAATAGAAGTGCTGCCATTGCTTGTATTTGTTGTGGGTCTGATATGTTTTGATTGACCATGGAGCATATAAACTCAATATGTGTCATAGTGATAGTCCTTATCTTGTGAACGTGCGATTAACATTGCCATTTGTTGAGTGTTATATCGCATGTCATGCGTGGATTGCATCATAGCTTCACGCATTATGTTGTATTGGTATGGTTTAGCTCGTCTAAAGATACGTGTTGATGTTCTTTCGACTGAGATCACTATGCGAAATGCAATCTTGTGTACCCTGTTCTCCGGGTAAGCGTCTGTTAACGTTAGTAGCGCTTTGACTGCGTCTAAATCTTTAGTGTTGTGTTTCAGACACGCTAAGGTAATGTTAATCTCTGCTTCTGTTGGCTCTTCGAGTCGAGATGATGTATTATGCTGGATACTATATTTAAGGGAGTTTAGTGTATGGGAATGTTTGGTGCGCATGAGGTGGCTATCATCTCCAGGTTTAATGATGAGTTGCATGAGTGGGCAGATGTTGATTGCGTTGCGCACTTCATGCAGTTATGTGAGTCTGATCGACTGGGTTATATAGAGCGTTGGGACGTTACTGGGGATAACGTGCTAACTTACCTCTATCTCAAGACGGTTGTGTTTAAGCTTAACAATGGCCACCGTTCTAAAGTTGTTAATGAGATGGTTGATCTCGGTGTCGATTGGCCTGATAACGTAGTTCCGTTATTTAACTAAAGATATACATTAGTGCGGCGATTGCTACCCACAATGGCCATAGCATAGCTATTAGCATTAGTGGGGCGGTTATTAATATTGTTAGCGTTGCAAGTACCTTGTCCATTAGCTACTCCGGTCTTGTTATGCTTATTTTTATTTGTTTTGTACCAAGAGTTAATACTCCATCACCTGATAGATGGTTTAGCGTTGCAGTGCCGTTAGCTAATGCTAATGTTGCGTGTTCTATTGCGTACTCTCTTTGGTAATACGGGATACGTTTACTGTAGAGTCTACTTGTTGCTTCGATTATTTCGTACTCTCTGTTTTTTACCTTGAACTGTTCACGTTCTATAGAGCCAATGAACCTATCAATTGAGTCATACCATAACCATGGTGTAGCTATGAATGTTGCGAATAGGATTACAGCGTACCAGTAAGGGCTTACGTCAGGTTCTGGGAACATGGTTGAGTGTATGTTGCTTACAGTTATTGTCATGAGTAGGACACTTGTTAGTAGTATTATTAGTGGTTTCATTACTCTAATTCCTGTATCAATCTATCAAGATACCATTTAGCTTTCTTCAACTCTTGTAGCGTGTTGTCTTTATGTCCGTAGCGTGAAAGGTACTTTAGGGCGGTTAAACGTAAGTGGCCATGAAATTCGTCAGGTGATGCCTTGGCTTTCATGTACTCGATTGTTTCAATACCACCCACTTTGTAGTGGTCAGGGTTGATGTTGTCCTGTTTACTCTCCATTCGTTTGAACTCCTGTTCTTCTTCGGGGGATGATGTGTTAGTTTCTCTTATTGTTAGTTCTGCTAACTCTTGTTGTAGTCTTTTGCCTTTCTTCATTAGGTCATTTACTGTTGTCATTTAAGAAGAACTCCTTGGGGCATGTTTATGTACTGTGACCATAACTCTCTTTGATCGTCGTCTGTCATTCCTGAAGCGTCGCCTATTGCTTTGACTGCGTCCATGTCGTTCCAGTTCTGTTCTTTGACCATGTATTTGATTAGTTTTAGTAGTGTCTCGTTATCTTGTTTCATGCTAGTACATCTCGTTTTTTGGCATTTGCCCTTTAGTGTTCATGTAGTTGGTGATGAAATGTCCTACGTCCATTGTCGTTTGGCAATATTGGGAGGCTACAGGTAGTGAGTGTGGGTCACTGCTTCTTACATGAACGATGTACCCGTTGTTTATTACTTCTGTGTCGAATGTCATAGTGGTTGTCCTGTGATGAGTGTTACGGCTACAGCTATTACTAATGCTGATGCTGTGGAGAGTGACACAATACCTAGTAGGTATAGTGCGATTGCTACTTTAGTTTGTTTATTCATCTATGCCTCTAGTAGTTGGTGTAGACCAGTGTCTGCCAGCTCATAGAGCTGTTTAACTTTGTCTACGTTTTCATCATCACTTAGCACGTCTAGTGCTATCTCTCGTGTGCCTGCGGCTAGTGACAATAGGAATGCTAGTTTGTCTGCTTGGGAATGGTCTTCTTCTAATGTTTTACCTATAAGTGCGGATACTTCTTTTAGTCTGTCTTGCATTTCTTCTCTCCTGTAGGGTGGTGTAATATACCTGTTAGGTATTATTCTTGTAAAGGGTTATTCGTACTTACCGTATAGTTTCTCGTCTCTTATTTTTATAGCGTCATCCAATGACTTAAAACGTTCGGACTTGCGTTTTCCGTCTTCTTGATACTGTACTCTGAACCTATTAGCTGAATAGTCTATGTGGTGGTATCGTTTTCTTGCTGATCTGAATCGCTGTATATCGTCTGGCGTGGCGCTGCGTTCTACCGCTTTTACTTTCTTTTGTTCGTGTTTTATTAGTTTCTGTAGAGTCTCTATGTCCAGCTGTAGTTTTTTTATTTGTTTTAGTTTTTTGCGTTCTTCGTGTTGAAGGTTTTGTATGTTTTGTTGGTTTGTCATTACTTATCCTTATTGAGTCATTTATTTTATGCCTAGTAGGTATTATAGCACAATTGAGTTATTGACACGAGTGTATTAAAAAGTGTCATTTTCTCTGACACAGCTTCTAACTACTATGTTTACTGAGTTGTAGCCGTTAGTATGCTGATATTGAGCCACTTATGTGTCAGCAAAAAGAAAGTGTCAATATGGCTGTAGCCCTTTAAACATAGGAGTGAATTCATTTTTTGTGTCAAAATGCCAAAAAAACAATTTTTGCTGGTTTTGGGGGTTGCTATATAGGTAGTGTATTAATGCGTAGTAGTAGAATAGTACAATCTCTCAGCTAAGTTGGTCTTTTTTTTTGACACTTTGACACAAAATCGTTTTTTACCCTTATGTTTACTGGGTTGGTTGGTTTGGCTTGTGCCAAAATGACGTCTGTAGCGTGTCAGTTTTTTCTGAAAAATGGCACAAACGGTGTTTTTGTGTCAGTTTTGAATGGTTATTTCCACGTGATGCGTCTTTTTTCTTTGTCGAATGTTGGTGTTTTTGGAGGGTAGATAAGTAAATATGTCGATGTTATAAGTGAAGCGACCATGGCAATCGTCATTCCGCCAAGAGAACCACCAAAAAGTGACGTAATCATAAATAAAATTAATGAGTCGAGCACTGCGTCTCCATATCTTTTGTTCTCAACTTTCCATTTGATTACTAAAAAATTAACGGCTGTTGCTATTCCTAAGACTATTAGTTCAATCATGATTTGATACCTCTGTTTAATACGATGCAAATACAAGCTATCTGAGACGCTCTCTGAGCTTTCTTGTACGTTTTCACTAATACACTCATCTTCGGCTTGTGAAGAGGGCCTGTTAGCCCTATTAGACTGTCTCTGGTTATATCTCTCATAATAACTCTCGCTCTCGTGACCCCAACCCCGGCGGGGTAGATGGCATGACATAAAAAAAGATGCCGACCACTGTGGCCGGCAAAGTGTTAATCTTCCTCTTCTTGCAAGATTAACTGTGTGAGTGGATCACTAGCGTAATCCGCTAGGTCTGAGTGGTGTCCGTCGCTGTGCCATGTGCTGACAAGAGCGACGTCACTGTAGTAATACTCAATGACGTCTTCCATGGTTTAACTCCCTTAGCTTGCGAACAAATCAGCAACGTTTGTGTCTTTGAAGTCGTTTTTGGCTTCAGGCACGTCGTCACCGAACAATGTTGTTGCTAGTTCAGCACCTTCAGCAATCAAGCGAGCTTTTTCCTCTTCTTGTTGCTTGATAAGATTACGATGTGATTCCTGCATTTCAAGGTGCAGAGCGTCAATCGTTGTTGGCTCTAGCAAGTCCAGATAGTTAATGAACTGTGTAACACTGTCTGCGTCTGCAATCAATGTATTTACGTCCTCTTGAATCCATGATGGGATAACACCTGATACATTTGCTTGTGATTGCTTACTCGCGTACCAATCCTCTACGATGGTTTGCATATCAGCTGACATTGCTTGCTGAGCAAACTTATCAATGTCCATTTTACTTGGCACTGTGTGGAAGTCTTCGTCGTGTGCGTACTTGCTGTACTTACGCGCGAACCAATACATTGTCTGATAGAAAGGCTGAGGGTTACCCAACACGTACTCTTGGAACTGCTCTTCGTCGATGTCTTTTGCTGGAGACATGACCAGCTGAGCACGACTGTCTGTTACTTCAGTCATTGTAGGTTTACGACCAATAAGTTCAGCACCTGTCTGAATTTCAAGTAGACGGTCATTAATCCAACCAAGTGAGTCTGGTTGAGCACGTGCTGATGTAAGCATGAAGCCAATACGTTCTTGCACGGTGTGTGATTTAGATGCACCAAATTTAAGTGATGCTTTTGCAAGGCCACTCATTGCAAATACATTTGAACGGTGGATGATGTTTGCGTTTTTAGCTGAAAGTTTCATGGGATATTTCCTTTGCCCGAAGGCGTTTTGTTTTAAGTTTTTTAAAGTTAATTGCTTATTTTTTAGTGTTAAGCCACTTATTCACTTGAAGCTTGATGTCGTCCTTGAAGAACAACGCAAGCCCCAAGAGGAATGCTACGAACGGCATTGTTATTAACAAGCCAATAATGCCAAGTGCCACGAGTGCTAGACCCGTGAGTTTTGATGTGTCTAGGTTCATTTGCTAACTCCCGTTACTGTGCACTTGTTATATGTGCAGTAATACATGACGTCGCCAATAGTTGATGAGCGAGGGAAGAACATTGATTCACCGTTTGAGAAGTGAATTTCAACCTGCATAGGTGTTTCACGTTCAGGTGTACAGATTGTTCGTTTCTTGACGCGTTCGTGATAGATAGGTTGTTCCATGTTGTGTCTCCCGTTAAGAATAAATAGCTGTGTAAACCCAACAACCGAATCCAGTGTCAAACACACATTCGTCATATCCATCAGGTTCTTGATAAGTGTCTAAGAAGAACGTATTAACTACGTCGCCGGCTGAACTGAAGTCGAGGCATGACCATGACTTGAATAGGTAAGTTTTAGCAAGTTCACGTTGTTCTAGGCGAACAGGTGCTACTGCCTCATCAGATACTAACCGCTCTATTTCATAGTCAAATGAGTTGAGTAGCCCTTTAGTTGGATGTATGTACTGCAATGTGTTAATCATGGTACTGCTCCTTAGAATGGGATGTGTTCATCGCCGATTGAATACTCAAGAAAGACGCTGTATGCAGGTAAATGCTCACACATAGGCTGACCGTCGTTAGCTGACTCATTTGCCTGTTGAATGTGGCAATAGAAGTCGAAGAAGTGTAGTTCTGCGTATGAATACAGAAGTTGTGTTGTGTCTAGGATTGAATGTTCCATGGTGTGTACCTCATTTAGTTAAAAGACACCCAAGACCACCAACGGGCGTCGTGCGTAGCACGGCGACCTATGATTTCCGGTTTTGCAGATTTAGGGATTCCGGTTCCGTGATTCCGAAAAGGGGAACGCCGGTCTGTCGTAGTTCGGTAGGGGAGATACGGGACAAGCAACCAAAGACAAAAAACGATAAAAAAAAATAAAAAAAAACTACAAAAAAAATTTATAAAAATTTCAATGCCTTGCAACATCACATACCTATTAGGTATAATCGCGAGCATGAGTATAATCACTGAGCAAGAACGCCAAGCGTTACATTACCTTTCACGAGGGTTCTCTAAAGCTGCAGCAGCTAAAGCAGCAGGTCTCCCATCATCTGCAGTATTCGAGCGAGCACATGTACAAGAAGCACTAAGTGACATGAATACAGAAGTGACGGCAGAGATAAAAGTAACACGTGACACGTTAACACAAATGCTGTTCGAGTCGCATCGTAAGTCTGCAACAGCTACAGAAGAGATTGCTGCAGCACGAGAGATCGGTAAACTGCACGGCTTATACGAGTCAGATAAAATGCAGCAGACTAACGTCAACGTAAATGTCATTGAGCAAATCGAGTCCCTACCTGTTGGCGAGTTATTAGAACTGGCTAACATGCAAGGTGTCCACACATTATCCCCAGATGAGTACCATGTCAAAGAAGACTAACCCAATATTAGAAGCAAAGGCACGTGAGAAAGCGGCACGTGAACAACTGGCCAAGTCTGAATTACAACAGGCCCAGGGGCAAGTACATGAGTCTTTCATCGAACAACTTGAGAAGAAAGCGGCTAACCCTAGCCATGAGATTAAAGTAAAAGCCGAACCAGAACGTAAAGCCTGGGAACAAGAACTGGCAAGACGTGCATTAGCCAAACACCACTTACTGCCATTCATCGTACGAACAGTACCAGGTTATATCCCAGGCTGGGTACACATGGACATGTGCCAACGACTAGAAAAGTTTTTTCGCGATGTAGAGCAAAAGAAATCACCACGTCTTATACTACAAGTTCCACCAAGAACTGGTAAACAGCTAGCCCATTCTACACCTGTACTAACCACAACCGGTTGGACTACGCACGGAGAGTTAGTTGTGGGTGATAAGGTATTTCACCCTAGCGGGAAAACTGTAGAGGTAATGGCATTGAGTGGCGAGTTACCCAACGAGTATACAGTTACAACTAGCCACGGTGAGGTAATTGAGTGTCATGGTAATCACGAGTGGACTGTGTACGACAGATCATGTAATTCCTGGAAGACATTAACAACAAAACAGATGTTTGATGGACGTAAATCACGTACCAATAGACACATAGGATTACTTATAGAGGGCGAACCAGGTAAACGAGGCAGCAGATACACTTATCAACTACCTAACATAGAAGCAGTCGACTTTCCTGAAAAGAAACTACCGGTAGACCCGTATGTATTAGGTGCATGGCTTGGCGATGGTTCAAGAGGCAAGGGTTGTATAACGGGCGACAGAAATGATTACCCAATAACCGACGCTATAGAAGCAGCAGGTTACAAAAAAACAGCCGTATGTGTGCACAAAACCACCAAAGTATTAACAACTTATTTCTCTGGGCCAAGACCTGGGGTAATGGGGCGGTTAGGTAAAGAATTAAGAAGCGTAGGAGTCTATAACGACAAGTTCATACCTGAGATTTTTCTTCGCGGGTCTATAGCCCAGCGCTTAGAGTTGCTAGCTGGGCTTATAGACACAGACGGCCACCAGGATTGCACAGGTAGGTACGGTTTTACTTCAGTAGACAAAAAGCTGATAGACGGAGTTGTAGAGCTAACAACACAGCTAGGATTCAGACCATATGTAATAGAAGAACAACCTAAACTATCATCTTCTGGCATACAAGGTAAAAAAGTGTACTGGAAAGTTGTATTTCAACCGACAACAGCTATACCTTGTCGCCTATCTCGCAAACAGAACACAAGATTAGCTAGACAACGACGAGTAGCTATTTCAGATATACAGAAAACTGCTAATGAGATGGGTCGGTGTATACAGGTGGATTCTAAAGATGGTTTGTACCTAGCTGGTAAAAAGTTGGTACCCACACATAATAGTGAAATTGCATCTATCAACTTTCCAGCTTGGGCATTAGGTAAACACCCGGAGTGGGACATTATCTCCACATCATATGCAGCAGGTCTAGCAGAAGGGTTCTCCAGAAAAGCACGTGATAAAGTAGCATCATCAGAATACACAACGGTGTTTGACACTCGACTAGATGACAACTCCAAGTCAGTACAATCTTGGTCTACTAACATGGGCGGGACATACAACGCAGCCGGTGTTGGCGGCGGTATCGTCGGTAAAGGTGCACACATCGGAATCATAGATGACCCATTCAAACAAAAAGAAGATGCGTACTCAGAAAACAACCGCGAATCGGTATGGGACTGGTACACAACGTCGTTCTACACACGTCTTGCTCCAGGTGGTGGTGTGCTTATCATCATGCAGCGTTGGCACGAGGATGATTTAGCTGGACGCTTAATCAAGCGTATGAAAGAAGACCCAGATGCGGATCAGTTTGAAGTAGTACACTATCCAGCAATCGCTGAGCATGACGAGAAGTATCGTAAAGAGGGAGAAGCGTTACACCCAGAGCGATACAACCTAAAACAGTTATCGCAGATAAAACGTACGATGAATCCGTCTGATTGGGAAGCGCTATACCAGCAGAACCCAACATTGGCAGACGGTGACTATTTCACACGTGATATGTTCCACTCATATGAACCGCAATCCCGACCACCTTTAGCAGAACTAGCGGTATACCAAGCATGGGATTTAGCTATCGGTACTAAAGAGAGTAACGATTACTCAGTCGGCGCATGCATTGGCGTGGACGAGAACGATAACCACTATGTGTTAGAAGTAAAAAGCGGAAGATGGTCTGCGTTTGATTTAGTCGAAGAGATACTGAACTTAGCAACACGATACTCACCACGGACAGTTGGTATCGAAACATCGCAGATTGAAATGGCACTAGGCCCACTATTAAACAAACGCATGCGTGAGACAGGGAACTTCCTTAACATCGAGCGCCTTAAGCCCGGTAGACGCGACAAAATGCTTCGAGCGCGTCCACTCCAAGGTCGAATGCAGCAAGGTATGGTTTTATGGCCAATGGGCGCATCATGGTTCCAGAAATGCCAAAACGAGATGCTTGCGTTCCCTGCGGGTAAACACGATGACCAAGTCGATGCAATCGCGTGGATATACTTAATGCTAGAGAATATGCGCACACCACACATACCAGTAGCTAAACCAAAGAAAGGTTGGCGAGACCGCATAAAAGGCAAGTCAAACAAACAATCTAATGCAATGACCGCGTAATGCTATACCTATTAGGTATATTGCTATATAATACTTTTACAAATCATAGAGATAAGCGTGACCATGGATAAGACATCGAATACAGACAAAGTAGCCCAACAGAACTGGAGCCGTTACGAGCGTGCAAGAGATGCAGGTCACGAGGACTATATTGAGTTTGCGCAGAAGTGTAACAACTTCTATATGGGCGAGCAGTGGACGCAAACAGACCTTGACGCATTAAGTGAGACAGGCCGCCCAGCTTTAACAATCAACCAAATTCTACCTACAATTAACACTATCTTAGGTGAGCAGTCTAACAAACGTGCTGACATTCGCTACTTACCAAAAGGCGATGCTGATCAGCAGACAGCCGAAGTGCTAACTAAGTTAGGTATCCAAATCCAAGACAACAACAACTTTGACTATACTGAGTCGCAAGTGTTCGCAGACGGTATTATCGAAGAGCGTGGCTATTACGATATTCGCATGGACTTCAGCGATAACGTGCAAGGCGATGTTTCTATCAAGTCCGTTGACCCAAGAACAGTTATCCTTGACCCAGACGCACGTGAGTACAACCCTGATACATGGTCTGAAGTAACAGTCTCTAAGTGGATGACACTAAACGAGATTGAGTTAACGTACGGCAAGGCTAAAGCAAAAGAAATCCAAGCTAAAGCAATCACAGCTAACTCTAACGGCATGGATTCA